GCAGGTATTTCGCTACCTGTAGGCGTAGAATCGACAATAGGTTCTTGGACGGACATAGTTTACTCTTTACCTTTTTTATCGCGGCAGTTCCGCGTGTGAGTTGCTCCCCATAAACGAAGGGGAGCGGGTGAAAGTACTTGAGAACGTGACTTTCTCGAACGTTTAGGCTAGATTAGCCTTAAGCTGGGCCGACGTTCGGTCCTATTTCATTGTTACCGCTGGGTAGGGAGTCTGTGGACCCCGAATTTGCGTTAGAATTACTTAGGGCCATGCCTCCACCACCTATAGGAGAGGGACCTTCTGGTCCAACCCCGAGAGAGGGGGGCATCATGGTCTGCTGGAGGATTGCTAGATACTGTGTGATAATCTGCTCAAACACGGGATTGGAAGCGAAGATTTCCGTCATCCTATCGGTGTTTAGCCACTTAATATGCTCGACCCAGTGGACCTGTGCGTCGTACCAGGGCTTAAAGGAGAGGGGTGGGGGGCCTTGAGGGTTCTGAGCCCATGATTCGAAGGCATCCTGGACCTTTAGAGCGGCCTGCACGTGCGTGTTCAGTGTGGGTACGAGGTCGGAGAGGCCTAGATTGCTTAGAAGGGCGTACTTTTGGTCGGGATCTTCTGGATTCAGCAGGGTCATCTGAGTTGCCTGCTCGATTGCGGCCCGTTTACCCAAGGTTGTCTTGGGCATGTTGGAACCATCCTCGATTTTGATGGTCACTTGGCCCTGAAGTTGGGCATTCTGGAACCTTTGGAAGGTAAACCCGCGATTGGTGCCCATAACAGCCCGTACACGAAGGTCTGGGCCGAACTGACGCTCTAATTCAAGCGCCACAGAGAACCACCGACGGTACATCTCGCCACGTGCCTGGAATACCGAGGTAAACCGTGACTGTGAACGCTCCACCAGGAGCTGTAGGGCCGAGAAGGCCTCTACACCGGCAGGTTTCTGCCCCTTAATGATGTCAAACGCCCCTGAAAGGGCTTCAATGTCGTCGAGGATCTGCTGTCGGAGGTTCCACAAGGAAGCTGGGACCTCTGCACCGGCAATACGTTCGGGTTTAGCATTCCCATTAGAGGCTAGGGCACGCCATTTCATTACTAGACCGGGTTCTCCGGTGAAATGTTCAATGCCTGCGTCCTCTGGGACGATCCAGATAGGATTCGCCATCCTCTGTACAATGAGCTGTATGAGAGAATCAAGCTGATTCAGCTGGTCTTGCTTCTGAACGATAGGTGAAATGGCAGATCGACCATAGAGGCGACCACCGATTTGCTCGTATTGGGCAAAATTGAATGGAAAGAGAGGAGTTCCTTCCACGTCCGTGTAGGGGAAGGGGCCGGGGAGGTTCTCATTTGGAACTTCAAGGAGTCTGGAGGAGTTTTCCCCAATGACTCGCATGACAAGTCCACGAGGATATTCAGGTGTGGGCTTATACCACAGCTCGTATTCAGTGACGCCCTCACCTACCTCTGAGGTTGTTGCGCCTAAGTTAGTGTTTGCTCCGCCACCTAGGTCATTAGAGGTGGAGAGAGACTTGAAAATCTGCAGTGACCGATCCTTGGGACTCTTCTCCCATGAAATAGTCGGAACGAGGTCGGGGCGATTGGCCTCGAACCAATACTTATCGCGCCACCTTAGTCGAATGACATAGGGGAGCTCGTCAAAGCGTGTGAAGGACTGGGGAACCGCGTATTCGAAGGGACTTAGGGCAGTGGTCTTACCACGTCCATGGGCTTTAAATTCGCCCTGAGGCTGTCCCTTGGGGTCTATGGCAGGCTCAAACTGTGACTGTCCACATGTGGGGCAGGTGTTTTGGGCTTGCTCAATGACCGCAGGAGGAGAGACTGTGCCGCAGGTTGTACATTTTTCAAAAGGGATAAAGATTCTATTTGTACGCTGGTCAAGGTCCCAAGAGGTCTGTAGGCAAGAGGTACCCGTGGCAATAAGCCAGAAGTCGCTTTCCCGCATAACCTGATCCATGAGATGTTCCTCATGAATGAGTGGGGCCATTTGATCTGAAGCTTCCGCAGCTGCCACACTGCGACTGTCGTTGCCGACAGGGATAACCTTAGGAATAAGGTTAATTGCTCCAAATGTTGTACGAATGGCAGATAGCGTCTCGGCCATCTTATTAGTGACCGGACGCGGAATCCATTTCTGTAGGCGCTTATCGACCCACTGCCTACGTGTGGGGTGGAAGGTAATCCACTGTCGACCACTGACGTAGAAGAGGTCTCGAATCCATTCTCGTTCCCAAGCCCAGCGATTCTCCATCGCTTCCTTCTTCACCTTCTCAAAGAGTTCCATGAGACGGGCAGTGTTCTTGTAGGGATCTGGCGGCTCCTGAGGCACGAGAGATTGGCCTAACGAAGGATCTTCGACAGGCGGCTCAGGAGTGGCAAAGGGAGGCAGAGGTGGCATAGGCTACTTAAAATTTAGTGTCGTATGTGGTCATCCCGAGCTGTCGAGCGACTTCATCACCGAGGTCATCAAAGGAGAAATCATCTCGCTGGATGTCTTTAGTGGGGCTCTTTACAAGCTCAGGGACAGGAAGTTTAATATGATAAGCCTTCTCAATGAGTCCGACACGCTCCATTTGTAGGGAATTGATTTGCACCCGAAACCAGTCGCTCGTAATCTTAATAGAGGCTAGTTCATTCTTGAGGGCATCGCGTTCGGCGGTGAGAGCGGCGTTTGATTCCTTCAGGGAGGTTACGGTGTCTAACGAGACATTGAGCCATTCGACGACGGTTTTGGACATCCACATGTTTTATACAATCCCATGCTTAATGAGGAAAATTGCAATCCGTGCTCGAACGTGCTGTGAAAAAGTATAAGGCTTTGAATCAATGATTTGTTGCATATGATTCTTGGCTTTAATATATTGATAGCGTAAGTATATTTCAGAGAATTGTAATCGACTTTCATCGACCGGAATCTTTAAATGTTCTTGGGGATAATTATCTGCGTAAAACTTCATTGGCAAACATTTGGGCGTCCAAACAATATCTGTGTAAATATCAGTCATGTTACTCCGATGGCGGATTAGCCCCAGAAATCGCCTGCGAGGTCTGTAGGCTCTTTTTCACGCCCCTCCAATCTCCGCATACGTTCGATGGCAACTTGAATTTCTGGGTGTAGTTTCGAAAGGTCTCTCTGCGCTTCTTCAACAGGCTTAGCTTTAGGCAGACTCGGCCAAGAAAGTAGGGCGTAGCGTAACGCGTCGGGCAATTCATCATTTTTCTTGAATACCCGCTCTTTGCGATTTTGTCCGTCTTTAGACTTGTTGTCGTCCCAACGATAAGCGCGCATTTGCTTAATAGTCTGAGGACATCGAGACCGGACAAAATAAAGCTTGTTATTGTGAAGCCACGTCTTTACACGTTCTGTGCCTGCCATGACTTCGTTTTCAGCCTTCTGACAGAAGATGCCATGTTGGGCTAATTCTAGTGCAGGCTGCTTGTCATTCTTGTTAATGGCCCAACGTGTCTGTGTGCCTGCCATAGCTCTTAGGGAGGCCGCATGCTCAAGAAAAGAGCGATTTCGTTCTAGATACTCTCCAACCACAATTAGAGCATTTTCTGTCTTAACTAACTTGACAGCCCCAAATGGGTGGTCGGCTCCGGTGTCGATACCTATAAGAACTTGACGATCTGGGTCTATACTGGGCCACTCAGGAAGGTGCTTGCGAATGGCATCATCTGTTTCAAGAATATGGTGCTCTCGGAGTTCTTCACCGTACACGGCACCTGTAAAGGTTACAAAGTCAGCCTCGAACTCCTGTCGATACATAAGGTCGGGCATGGAGGCTTTCGCCTCATCGAGCTCGTCTTGGGAGATAATAGGGTTCTCAGACGTAGAATATCGGCATGCCCAATATCCCGGAACACTTTCCTCCGCTGGCTTGTAGAGGTCCTCGTAGACCCAATCAAATGAGCGGGGCGAAGTAGAGAAAAAGGCGGCTCCTCTACGTTCTGCCAGAGAGGGCCTTAGAACATGCCAATGCTCTTCTGTAAGCTCCGAGGCCTCATCCATCCACACCCAATCTAAGCCCTGACCACGACCCTGATCAGGGTCTTCTAGGGTCTGTAAATGGATTAAGGAGCCATTCTTTAAGCGAATGTCTCCAAATTCAATGCTAAAGTCTACAACCCATTCCGAGGGGATAAGCTGTTGAAGTGCCGGTAGAATGTAGCGGTGCAGCTTTGGAGCCGTAGGAGCACAGCACCAACCAATAGTGTTGGGGACCATGGCTTCTTCTACTGCGGCTATGGAGGCAGCTTTGGTCTTGCCTCCTCGCCTACCACTAATAAGGGTGAGGCGATGGAAGTCCCGAAGGCCTAAGGAACCACATTTAGGACATACAAGGTGCTCAACAATGTTAAATTTAGTAGCACACTTTGTACAGGTTCTGGCACGTCGAGCGGTCCAAAAGGCGTCTTGGTAAGGATTATACTGAAGAGGATCTGCCGGTAGGGTTGTCCATTTAGCCATCTAGGCCTTAGTCGTCCTCTGTGACAGGTGTAATATCGATAACCCTAGGAGTACCTGCAATGATACCATTAATCGTAGAAACTCGTCCTTTGTCCGCTGGCATCTCTATCTTAATAGCAAGGACCGTCTGGGGGGCTTCAGAGATGCCCTTGGACTCCTTAAACTGAGGAAAGAGGGTCCCTTTCGCAGTCTCTAGAGTGACCTGTTTGTCACGCTTCTTGAGGAAATATTTCAGGTTCTCCGAGACCTGTGGGATAATTTCATGCTCCAACTGGCTCATCGGGTCGTCGAACTTGAGCCAGCCCTCCTTGGCCGCTAGGCTCACAATGGAGCGTAGGGTGTCAGGATTTAGGCCTAAGCGTATGGCCACGTCCTTGGTGGTGATACCGGGCTCTTGAGCGCGCATCATGGCCCACTGAGCAATATGGGTACGGTAGGTGCGCTTCTGAGTATAGATGTCTGGAAGGTCTGGTCGGATTACCTTAGTCGAGTCCACCTCGGGAATGAGGGCGAGCTCTCCTGCTCCTCCATCGAAGGCTTCCGCCTTCCGACGGCGTGCCACACAGGCGCGACATTTGCATCCAGGTTTGTGGGAGTCAGGACCGCCTCCTCTCTTACGAACGGCAGGTGCGACAATCGGTAGGTCTGGGAGAGGCAAAATGTATTGAGCTCCTGAAGGGTGCGTTTGGAAAGGGCTGACATATGGGTATGAAAAAGGGTCTGGGAGTAGGTGGGGGCGATAATTTTAAAAAATTTTGCAGCCCCATTTGACGTTGCTGAAGTCTAAGGGGAGGTGGTTAGGACTCAAATTATGAAGTCTTACCTCGAAAGGCCTAATAGTCTTAAAACGTCTAATTTGAAGTCTTAAGGAGGAGACCAATTATCGCCCATTTCGGTACTGTTACTGGTCTAATTTGCCTTCGCATGATGCCCGGTGGGGAGTGATGTAGACATAATAGAAGGGGCGATTGGAGGGAAATTATCGATAGGATAAAAGGACGATAGCACATGTCGAAGGGGAAGTCAAGGGAAATCTACCTTGTGGGGAAGAAAGGTTGGAAAGGGCGCTTTCCACAAATTCGTTATACTATATATAAGGGGTATTTGTGGAATTGGGAAAATGGGGGTTTTGGACTCAAGTCCTTTAGAATCATAGAGTTACGGCGATTTTGACTTATTTTATAAAATTTCCCTTTCAAGGACCCCCTGCCCTGTCGCCGGAGTCCCATAAAGTCAAAAGGGGGGCCACCCCCGCATGACACCATGGACATCTATAGGACTCTATAGGACAGGCGACGCCTCTTTGCACGTCGCGCCTTTGTCCCTTCATGTCGGTTCGCCTAGGCTGCTTAGGACTCGCACGGACTCGCTAGACATTCCTAGGCCAATAGGTCAATATGTGCCGTTTATGGCCATATGTCACTTGGCGCTCTGGACTCGGCAAACTTATTGCAAGGCAGGGCATCATAATTTGGCAGTGTGTCAATCTTGCCAAAGTGTATGTGTATTTACCACGTCACGAAAAGGTGACACTTCCCGCATCTAGGCCCATT